GGTGAGCTCGGCATTGGGCTGGACCGTCGTCAGAATAAAACAAACATGCTGAAAGAACTTGAAGCAAAACTAAACGCAGAATAAGGAAATAACAATAATGACACCTTACGAACAATTCATCCACTTAAGCAGGTACTCACGTTTTCTAGATGCCGAAGGGCGTCGTGAGTCGTGGCCTGAAACGGTAGACCGACTTGTTGGTTTTTGGCGGAAACAGGTTGGTAACAACGTGTTGACCGAAGAAGAATTCCAAGAGTTACAAACTGCTATCCGTAATCGGGAAGTAATGCCGTCAATGCGGGCTATGTGGGCCGCTGGAGATGCTCTTGCTAAGAACAACTTCCGAGGTTATAACTGCTCCTTTGCTGTAGCCGATAACATCCGTGCCTTCGATGAGGTTCTTTTTATTCTCATGGCTGGTACTGGAGTTGGCTTCTCAGCTGAATCCCAGTATGTAAACAAACTACCTATTGTAAATGACACCTTTAATAAAACCGAACGAGTACTCTCTGTAGAAGACTCCTCTGAGGGCTGGGCAAAGGCCCTCCGCAAGCTTATTGCTGAACTCTACCTCGGTAACATCCACTCTTGGGACTACTCTAAGATTCGACCAGAAGGTGCCCGCCTTAAGACTATGGGCGGTCGCGCTTCCGGCCCTGAACCTTTGAAGCAACTCTTTGCCTTCACTGAAGCAACCTTCCGAAAGGCAGCAGGGCGTAAGCTTCGTTCTATTGAAGTTCATGACCTAATCTGTAAGATTGCTGAAGTAGTGGTTGTAGGTGGTGTTCGCCGCTCTGCACTCATTTCTATCTCTGACCTTGGAGACCCTGAGACTCGTGATTGTAAGTCTGGTCGTTGGTGGGAAACAGACCAACAGCGGTCTCTTGCTAACAACTCAGCAGCCTACGAGAGCAAACCCTCAATTATGGTCTTCATGGATGAGTGGATTTCTTTGATTAAATCTGGCTCCGGTGAGCGTGGTATTGTATCACGTTATGGCCTCCAGAACTTTGCCCCAGAACGTCGTGATGGTTCACAAATTGTGGGGCTTAACCCTTGCGCAGAGATTGCCCTTCGTAGTAATCAACTTTGTAACCTTTCAGAAGTAGTTTGTCGTGTGGATGACACAAAAGAAGAACTGCTTCGTAAAATCCGTCTTGCTACTATTCTTGGTACGCTCCAATCTTCCCTGACTGACTTCAAGTATGTTCGTAGCATCTGGAAGAAGAACTGTGAAGAAGAGCGGTTGTTGGGGGTCTCTCTGACAGGCATTCAGGACTGTAAGCTTCTACGTAACCCTAAACCTGAACTACTAGAGGAAATGAAAGGCCATGCGATTGAAGTCAATGAGGAGTATGCTCTACGCTTGGGTATCAACCCTGCGACTGCCATTACTACTATTAAGCCTTCAGGTACTGTTAGCCAACTGGTGGATAGCTCCTCTGGTATTCACGGTCGCTTTTCACCGTACTATATTCGAACAGTACGTCAGTCCAATTCTGACCCCCTGACACACCTTCTTAAGGCTCAAGGGGTTCCAAATGAACCTGATGCAATGAACCCTAATAAGACAACAGTATTCTCCTTCCCTATCAAGTCACCAGAGGGTGCAACTCTTGCATCTGAACAGACTGCTATTGAGCAGCTGGAAAACTGGTTGTTGTTTAAGAAGCATTGGGCCGAGCATTCGGTCAGTGTTACTGTGTATGTTAAAGAGGATGAATGGCTTGAAGTAGGCGATTGGGTTTATAAGAACTTTGATGTAGTAACTGGTATTAGCTTCTTGCCTTACTCAGAGCATTCTTATTTGCAAGCGCCATATCAGCCCTGCTCTAAGGAAGAGTATGAGGCTGCTGTAAAAGCTATGCCTGCTGTAGCCTTCTCCAAGCTTTCAGACTATGAGTTTGAAGATAATACAGAAGGTTCGCAAACTTTGGCCTGTCAAGCTGGAGCGTGTGAAATCTAACTAAGCTAACTATCCTGAGCAAGATATAAAACTGCTCCAAACCTATAAAGGAAAACAAATGTCAAATCTAAAATCCACGATTGCAGTCTATCTGCTAGTCGTCTTTGGTATTCTAGTTGCTAGTGCTGCTAAGGCAGAAGAGCTGTCTTATATGGATGCCCCCTTCGGACGTGTTCTTTTCGTTGCGGGGGATATTGAACAAGGAACCTCAAGCCGGATTAATGCGGCCCTCACAGAAGACCCCACTATTGAACATGTTGTCTTCCACTCCGGTGGCGGCGTGGCGCAAGAGGGCTTTCTTATCGGTAATGTTTTAAGTAACCATGATGTCACAGCTATTGTTCCTCCGGGGGGTGTTTGTTTAAGCGCCTGTGCCATTGGCTTCATTGGGGCAAAAGAGTATGTTGTACTAGGTGTTCTTGGTTTTCACAACATGTACATTCCTGCAGAGATTGCGGTGAATATTGAAGACTTGCAACTGCTTATCATTGGGCAGAGCTTTGGAGTTCAAACAACAGCCTTCTTCTTGGCTAATGGGTTTGATGTGAGTTTACCTATAATAATTGCTAACCTAACCAACCCTGAGCGCTTTGTTGTTTTCACCAGTACAGAAGACCTTATGATTTTCTTTGCTAGGACCGAAGAAGACAATGTGTCAGGTTATCTTGACGGAACAGAAGAGGTAGATAGCACTTGGATTGACGCCCACCTCTGGGGGCCATACGATTTTTCAGCCTACTTTATAGTAACCCAGACAAACCCAGCAGGAGTACAGTAAAATGAACACTATTCGATTTTGGAAGTTCTGGACGACAGAAGTTGTTTTGATTGTAAGTCTTTATGTTGGGTTGTTCATGCTTGGTGGTATGGACTTCATTCTAGATAATGACTTTACCTATATCTCTTTGATTAACCTTGGTATTCTTGTTGTTTCTTCTTTGGTAGTTGGTTTCCAGATTGCTAGGCGCCGTGAGAAGGGCACAGACATGCAGTGGTATCTTGCGGATACTGTGCTGTCCCTTGGCATGGTCGGTACTCTTGTCGGCTTCTTGCTGGTTCTCTATTCAACCTTTCAGGGGCTTGATGTAGCAGACAACGACTCAATGAAACACGCTATTGAGACGCTCTCTACTGGTATGGGAACTGCTCTACTAACCTCTCTAGTTGGACTTGTGTCTTCTATTGTAATGAAGCTTCAACTTGTGATTCTGGAAGGGGAACACTAGTTATGAGAAAGTACTCTTCAAATCTAGCGTTTGTTGACCTTTTGTTCAACCTACTTGTGGGCTTCACATCACTCTTCATCTTGTCTTTTCTGATGATTAATCCTATTTCAAAGGATGGTGAAGTGACGCCCCCTGTTAAAGCCTTCGTAGAGATTGAGTGGGATGAGGATAGCGACCGAGACATTGACTTGTTCGTTAAAGGCCCTACTGGTAATACAGTTTTCTACGCCTCAAAAGAAAATGGCTATATTGTTCTTGAACGGGATGACTTGGGTAAAGCCAACGACACCTATACTCTTAACGGAGAGAGTATTACTGTGCGCCGTAACTACGAGATTGTTAACTTTACAGACCTGCCTCCGGGTGAGTATGTTATTAACGTCTTGTACTTCTCCTCACAGGGCGACCCCTTGTCAGTTAAGTTCAATGTAAGAACACTCTCACCACACCTTATCATCCACTCCGGGGAAGTCGAAAACCTCTCCCCTCGTAACGAGCGTACACTTGTTTCTTTTGTTGTTGGCGAAGATGGTAAAATTATTGATATCAATGATGACGTACAAATTCCAATTGCAACTCGGAGGGCCGTGGGGCCATGATTACAATTACAATACTATCAATACTACTTGTAGTAACTCTTTGTATCCTGACTTACTACTCGTATACTAATAAGTTTGTGAAGCTACTAGCCCTTCCCTTGCTTCTCTCTTTGTTCTTTACCAGCTACAACCACTATCTTTCTGAAATGGGTAAGCCCTTTCCTTTCCCGCTCCCTGAAGAGGCTGAGTATGTCTTCCACAAAATTACCTCAGAGGACACCATCCTTGTATGGTTAAGCGATGAGGAGAGTGGAGACAGGCTGTATGTGATTCCTTACACAAGGGAAGCTGCAAAGGAGCTACAAGAGGCTAAAGAGAAAGGCGAGGAAGGAATCCCTCAACAGATAACCTCTACTCAACAACCCAGTGGTGAATACACAGTTAACACAGAAGATAGCAGGAGAGGCATTGGTCAGACTATTTTATTAAAAGACGAATAAACTACTCAACATATTTTGGTTTTTAAATAAGCCAAAGGAGAAATAAAATGTTTAACTTCTTTAAATCTAAAGAATGGTTCTTATGGGCCTATGCCGGGGCTGCAGTGATTTTGGCGTCACTGTGGTATCAGGTACAACTCGATGTAAAGATTAACGATTGGTTTGGTTCCTTTTATGATATGATTGGTGAAGCACTCTCGGGAGACCGTGTAGTGTCTCTTGGGGAGTACTACGGGCAGCTGGCTACCTTCGGGGGTATTGCTGCTATCTACATTGCTGTGGCTCTATCTGTAAGCTTCTTTACACAACACTGGTTATTCCGGTGGAGGACTTCTATGGTTGAGGGTTACCACGCTCTTTATCACAAGGCTCGTCACATTGAGGGGGCTTCCCAGCGTGTACAAGAAGACACTGTTAAGTTCTCTCGTATTATTGAAGGTCTTGGCACCAGCTTTGTAGAAAGCATTATGGTGCTTATTGCCTTCTTCCCAATCCTCATGGGCCTCTCAATGGGCCTGACTGTTACCTTCTTTGGTCAGTGGGAGTATGGGCTTGTAGCCTCTGCTATCATCTGGTCTGTTGGTATTACTGTTATCTTGCTTGTTGTCGGTAAAGTCCTTAAGCTAGTAAATATCGAGTATGACATCCAAGCTAAAGAAGCAGCCTATCGTAAACTACTTGTTGTGGCGGAAGACGATGAAACTATTCGTCCGAAGAGTCTAAACGAAATCTTTGAAGATGTTCGTAAGATTCACTATACAAACTATGCTCGTTATGCGTGGTTCAATATAGCGCGCCTCGCCTGTTTGCAAGCTAACGTTCTTGTTGGTTATGTAGTTCTTGCCCCTGCTATTGTAGGTGGTATGATTAGCCTTGGAACGATGCAACAAATCCTTCGTGCCTTTGGGCGTGTAGAAGGGTCTATGATGTACTTGTTCAAGTCTTGGTCAACCGTTATTGAGTTGCTTTCTGTGTACAAGCGATTGAAAGAATTCGAAAAGCAAATTGAAGCCAACTAAATACCTTCTCATTGAATCCCTATAAGGAAAACTCTTATGCTGTACAACTTTGCAAACGCTAAAAAGTCAACAAAAAACAAGAAAGAGAAAGTGAAGAACAACCCTATTTTGCCACCAACACCTCCAACACCAACGATGGAGAATCCCGGGACTTACTTGCGGGATAATGGTGTTCTTTGTCTGGCCGAAAGCTTCAAGCAAGAATCTGTTATGCCTCTGATTTACTCTATCATGGAGTACAACCTGATGCCAGACGAAGTTGCTCCAGAGCGTATCACGTTGATGATTAACTCCCCGGGTGGCCGTATTGATAGCTGCTTGGCGCTTATCGACTCTATGAAGATGTCTTCCATTCCTGTAGATACTTACTGCACGGGGCTAGCAGCCTCCTGTGGTATCTTGACACTTATGGCGGGTGACCGACGGTATGCCTCCAGTACTTCCCAGATTATGTCTCACCAGTATGCCTCTGGTTCTGGTGGTAAGGAACACGAACTGTATGGTCGTATGAAATCCTTTGAACAGACTTCTCGTTGGATGGAAAACCACTACATGGAGTGTACAGGTAACACTGTCAAGAAAATCCGGAAGCACCTTCTCGGACCAACAGATGTTTGGTTGAGTGCTGAAGAAGCGCTGGAGTGGAATATCATTGATGACATCATTGACCCCTATGCAGTTAACCGTAGCCTTCGCCAATCCGATGTAGCACAATAGTAAGGAATAAGAAATGAAATTTGAAGTACTAGAAAGCCCATCACACGAGTTAGTCGTACTCGGGCACGATGATAGCTTCCAAGCCTGTATTGCTATCCATAGTACTAAGCTAGGCCCAGCTCTTGGGGGGATTCGTATGAAATACTACGAAGACCCCACGGGGATGGTTACTGATGCGCTTAAGCTATCAGAGGGTATGACCTACAAGAACGCTGTAGCGGGGCTTCCCTTTGGGGGTGGTAAGAGCACTATCTTAGCCTCCCACTGGACTAAGGAAGTTGCAGCTAAGTACGCCACCCTTCTTAACTATGTAAATGAAGAGTTGGGGGTTAGCTATATTGGCGCCCCTGATATGAATACTAATAACGAGTGTATGAAAGACATCCAAGAAGCTGGTAGTGTCTATTGTTTCTATGATGAGGGGGGTGGTGATTGTAGCGATTCCACCGCAATGGGGGTCTTCCAAAGTATTCAAGCTATTAGCACCTTTGTTGGTGTTACTGGAAAAGACTTTACAGTCAACATTGAAGGCCTTGGTAAGGTTGGTACAGGGGTTCTCAAGCTCTGTGCTGAAGAGGGTTGGGATGTTTGTGTTTCTGATATTAACACAGACCATGCAAGGGCCCTCGCTGGTTATTATGAAACCGCCTTCTCTCCCCCAGAGGATATTAAGTATCTTGATGGTGTTTACTGCCCTTGTGCCCTTGGCGAGACTGTTAATAAGGACTTCGTAGAGAACTCCTTGGCTCGTGCTGTGTGTGGTGCTGCTAACAATCAGCTAACAAGTATTGATGTTGGTATGTTACTGGCCTCCCGTAATAAACTTCTCATTCCAGACTTCGTAGCTAACTCCGGTGGGGTTATTGCTATTGGGGTTGCTCTAGAACAAGGGGCTAGCTCGGGATTTGGTTTAGCAAACTCTAACACGAAAGAGCGGGTTAGCTTTATCCGTAAACAAGCCTCTTCCCTGCTCCTCGCTCAAACCACTCAAGTAGAAACTCGTAACGCACAACTCTTAGCTATGTCTGTAGCTCAAGGTATTTTGGAGAACAAAGATGACACCTGAAAAACTCGGGGCTATCCTCGGAGCCACCTTCGGTCTTACTCTACGATTTATTTTTGACTTAGCTGTCCTCTGGGTCGGTCTAAACATCCTAGAATACTTTAACCTTATTAATATAAGCCCTGTTATGCCCATGGTATAGGAAGAAAATAATGCCCTACATCCCCGAAGACCAACGTGATACTCTCTCTGGTGTTGTCGAAGCCTTGCACCTTAACAAGCCCCAGACTGCAGGAGAGCTCCAGTACTTAATTGCGAGTATGATTCACCTCTACCTCACAGAGAAAGAGGAAGGTGCTCGTTACCAAGACATGAATGACGTTATGGGGGCTCTGGCCGGGGCTCAACAAGAGTTCTACCGTTGTGTAGTAGCCCCCTATGAAGAAGTCAAACTTTTAGAGAATGGAGGAGTCTATGGAAGATACGAAGGTAGTAAGGCTTACTGACTTTAAAGCTCGTAAAGAGCCACCTGAAGAGACTGGGGGTAAAGAGTTAGATAACCTCTTTAACGCCTCGGATGTTGTTCTCGACATTATCGAAGAGAACTTTGAAGAAGGTATCTGCATTGGTATGGCTGACGGGTATATCCAGCTAGTCTCCACTGTAGAAGATATTGATACTATTATTTTTATGCTTGAAGAAGCACTATACAACGTAAGGAGTGACTACTAATGGAAAATGAAATCGAACAGGTAATCGAAACAACCTTTGAAGACTTCCTCGGAAATTATGAGCTGGATGCTGACGGGGCTCTCTCGGATATGCTCTATGAGTTCTTCGCTGAAGGCTTCACTCGGGCCCTTGAGCTCTTTGAGGACGGAGAAGAAGAAGAAGACGGCGAGGAGGTAGCGGAGTAGTCCTGTGGACCTACTTAACTATCTTTTCTTAGGGAAAGTTATTGTAGCAGGGGTTCTTCTCTTGCTACACTACCTTCTAAACAAATAATGGAGAACAGGATGTATCTTGTACTAGGGCGTCAGAACTGCCCCTACTGCGATAAGGCTAAGGAACTACTAGAGAGCAAGGGAGAAGACTATCGGTATGTTGACATTACTTCCGGTGATTGTATCACGGATAACGTCTGGAAAGACTTCCTGGTGACTACCCTCGGAGTTAAGACAGTACCCCAAGTATTCAAACTACTCCCTGGGGGTTACGAAGGTCTTCTGCAGGGGGTAACAGAGTAATGCCTACTAAACCCCAAGGTGTAGAAAAAGAAGAAGCTCGTGGACGGGGTCGCCCAAGGGGCTCTAAAGACCCCACCAAGATTAAGCTTAAGTCTAACCCAAAAACAGCCAAGGAGAAGTACAAGAAGTGGTACAGTGAACTTGGTGTTGTTGCTATCTACGGGGTAGACGAGTACACAGTAGAACTACTGGAGTACATGTGGAAAGACCCCTCCCAAGAGTTTATCGTGTGTGACCCTATTGAACAACACGTAGCTAACCTAACAAGAAAGATTGGGGCTCTCCCCTACTCTATCTATCGTTATGAGGCTACCTCCCACGTAGGCTTTGTTGAGTCTGGGATGTACCCCTTAGTTGTTGTCTCCTCCAAGTATATAAAAGAACTAGAGAAGCGCCCCAACCCCCACGGGGTTACCCTTCTCTGCCTAGAGGATTTGGCTTAATGGAACTATTCTTTGTGTTGAACCTCTCTAAACCCGACCTCCTGGTGGAAGTCTTCATGACTACCCCTGACTCTATCTTGGTGAACTACCAAGGAGCCCAGTATGAACTCGCCTGGTATCCCCAGTATAGTTACTACCGGGGTGAAGTTGACGGTAAAGAAGGCTACCTCCTCTAACTACAACAACAACCCCCCTCTCTGTAGCCCTTCGGGGTTATGGGGAGGGGAGCCCCTATAATATTTTTTTTTGCTTATAACTAAGGACTTTCTGTGGGGGAATAAATACTTGCAGATAATGATAGACTGTTAAGTTTATCCGGTGTAAGGTATCGTCAACAGCCCCTCTAAGAGACCTGTCAAGGACTACTTGTTAATAAAATACTCTGCTATCATTATAAGCGAGTAACCCTTACTATTGTTGTAAGGTGGACCCCGGTTAATGTGCTCCCTAGTAACTTCGAGAAGTTATGTTGCTAGGGCTAAGAAGAAGACTTCTCCCTTGTCCCTCCCCAAGGTTTTACCAGGGGTCTTATCAAGTAGTCCTTGATGTGACTTTAGAGGGGCTCCTTAAAGAACATAAGCTACAACTATTATTGTGTTGTTCTTTAGATAAAAATAATAATAACTACCACTAAAGGATACTGTAGCATGTTCTTACACTACCTAGATATACTTCCCTTTATTCTTGGGACCTTCGTTCTTGTTCTTGGCCCCTTGGTCATCTCAACTAAGAACCCCTTGGGTATGCTCATTGTAGCTACCTCAGCCCTCTACCTCTTAGCACAATCTTCTTGGTTCTCTTCCTTCCTCTCTGGGGATGCGTGGGGCCGTGACTGGGCTAACTTTGTATGGTTTGTTTTTAACACTAATACTATGGTTATTTTCTCATGGATACTCTTCTTCAAAAAGCACTAGAAATAGAAGAGGCACTACACAGTCGTAAAGATAAAGCTATCCCCTATGCTTCCTATGGAAGAGGTGTAGAACAGGCTTCTGCTCTTGGGTTGTGGTTTGTCGCTTATACTCTCTCTACCAGCACTCTCTATACTGCTGAAGTCCTCGCAATAAACCCTTACCTCCTCGGCTACCTCGCTGCGGTCTTGGGGTTGTGCCAACTTATTTACCACAAGGTAGTCCAACGGGTTATCTTCACGATACTAGCCTCCGCCTTCTGGTTGTCTCTTTCACTCTATGCCTTCATTGAGGCTGGGGACTGGAACCTGACAACTGCTGCCTGCTTACCCTTTGCTATATTTAACTTCTATATCTATGGGTTTGTTTACGAGGCTTGGAAACGAACCAGGGAAGGATGAACAAATGAAACTTGAGGCTTGGCTGGAGATACTGCCAGCGGGCTTGGGGATGTTTGTCGTGGTGGTAGCAGCGGGGGTTCTTGGAATCTTTCGCTCCCTAGCGCTCTCAAAACAATCCTACAACGATACTGTAGCTTCCCTGCAAACACAGGTTGAGGTGATTAACCAAGAGAATGCTCTCTTAAAAAAGCACATTGAGACTCTTGAAGAGCGGCTCAGTGAGCTGTAAGTTAGAACGCAGTATTAGAAGTCTAAAGACAAGTCTTAAAAAGTAGTACCAAAGTGGTCTTATTAAAATATTTAAATGATTATTTTCAAGGGTTTATTTTTAAGCTATTCAAAGTAATCATTAAAGATTGATTTTAAAAACAACTGAAACTCTATCCAAAACACTTTCCAGATGAAAGGGGAAAATCACAATGGCAAATCCAAGACCATCAAAACCTCAGAACGGAGGGAAGCGTGAAGGCGCAGGGCGTCCAAAGGGCTCCAAGAACATTTATTCAAACGACTCTGTTAAGAAGCTTGAAGAACTTGGCTTCAATCCTATTGAGCAAATGGTTGAGAAGTATTATGAGATTCAAGAGAAGCTTGACTCAGGAGAAATCCGCATTGGCTCTGGCGCTTATGCCCAGCTAATGGCTACCCAAGGTCAGCTCATTAACAACCTCATGCAGTACTCCTACAAGAAAGTACCCGATAAGCAAGAGATTGAGCTTGAGACCAAGAAGCCAGTAGCTATTAAGCTGACTATGAAAGAGAAGACCTAATGGATAAGCAAGTAGTAGTAACTAAGCTTAACAAAGACTTTACTTGGGAGAAAGACCCTATCTTTGAACACTTCATGTTTCATAAGACAGAGAAGGTTGTAGGGGACTGTGATGACTTTGCTCTTACACTCCTTTACCGTCTTGAGGGGTCTGTCTGGAAGGCGCTTAAGGCTCTCTTGACAGGTAAGGCTTCTTTAATCTTCTGTAGAACAACAAACAATGAAAACCACTACGCCTTAAAGTATGAAGGTAAGTATGCTGATAACATTCATCCATACTTCCGAGACGAGCTTATTCACAAGTATAAGTATAAGTATCGTTTCCCTTTTATACTCTTTTGGTTGCTAGTGGGGAAACTAGTAAAAAGGTAATTATAATGCTTGTATTGAATCGTGCACCAATTTTAGTACGTTATGAAATTGAAGTTGAGGGGGTTACCCCTAAAGATGTAGCCTCCTTGGAGTTTGATGAAGAGGTCTTCATGTTTACCCTTACCCTTACCTCTGGTGAGGTTATGGAGATTGAACCTGTTCATGTTAGGCAGGTAGAGATTAAGCCTTCTGGTGGTCTTCTTTATAGTAAGGGTACTAAGTAATGAGCTATGGCATCCAAGTTAAAACCCCCAATGGTATTAGCTCAACTGACAATCTTCAGACTGCTCGTTGGTTAGGCTATACCTATCATGACCTTGAGTCTTATAATCTGGGCGATACGGTATTTATCCCAGGGCCTGCTGGCTGGGATGCTTCTATCGGTCAAGTTCTTATGCTAATGGATGGTGAAAACATAGCCATCGGTTATCCTGTGTCTTATACAAACCTAAGAGTCTCTCGTAAGGGTATAGAAATTTATCCAACAGAGACTGGTGTTGAGGCTTATATCCCTGATGTCTTTGCTAGCAAGAACACGATGACTCGTAAATTTTACCTACAGTGGATTCTAATAGCATGACTTATGGATTAGAAATTAGAAACGGCAATAACCAAACTATCATCGATGATACTAATAAGCTAATGCAGGTTGTTAGTAGGGGATTCATTTATCCTCACAAGAACTTTACACACACAGGTAATAACAATTTTTGGGGATATGACAGAGACTCTATTGTTTATGCGGGTGACTTATACAACACAGTAACTTACTTCAGACTGCTTCCGGGCGACTCTTTGTCGTTCCTTGGCAGGTTCTATGAGTATGGCCCATTGCGGACAGTCAATAGGAGCAACCCGGCTTATGCAGGTAGCTCCCCTCCTTTGGAGTACATCACTTGCTATAAGATGAGTGATGCTGTTGGTACGTCTGGCCATGGTCTTAAGGTCTTTGATGGTGCAGGACAAACAGTATATAACGCAGAATACGAAATTATGCCATCTAATGGTCAATTTGTGACTTACGCTGCGGGTTCTACTAATCTCCAATTTGCTGATTTTGACTCTAGCGTTGGGGTGTGGGTAACAGGAGAACACGCTAATGGTTCTCGTTATATGTCTGGTACTACTGCTTATGGTGTTAAACCTGCAGTTGAGTTCCTAACCACAGCGGGTACCTCATTACAGTTAATAAACTCTTCTTATGACCTCCAGTATAACTTTCCCAGTGGTTTCGACTCAGAACCCTTTCCACCAGCTAGATTCCACATAGTACAGATGCAGTAAGGACTAAATATGACACAAGAAGTAGTCCTCCATGAAGGACAGTCAGAGATTATCAACGACTTGTTTGTAGAACAGAATAACCGTTATGCCGTGGTATGTGCTTCTCGGGGTTTCGGGAAGTCCTACTTAGCGGCCACAGCAGCAATGTTAGCTGTACAGGAGCTTATGGACCTTCCCAGTGACGTCCCTAACAAGAACGTTGCTATTATTGCGCCCACCTATGCCCAAGCAGTAGACATCTACTACCCCCTTATTGCCTATCAGCTAGGCATGGAGGACTACGCAGACAAGGCTTCTAAGGCAGCAGGCACCTTCTGGTTCCCCAATAACGTTCAGCTTAAGATTTGGTCTTATGAGGCTTCAGAGCGTATGCGTGGTACTGGTCAGTACTTTGTAGTAGCCGACGAGGTCTGCTCTTGGAAGGGCGCTGGTATGAACCTCAAGGAGTCTTGGGAGTCTATCATTCAGCCCTGCGTGGCTACTCGTTGGTCCCGCAAGAATTCTAAGGCCTTCGGAGCTAACCCCGGTAAGGCACTAATCATCAGCACCCCAATGGGGTATGACTACTTCTATGAGATGTATAACCGACAAGACTCGGATACTGACTGGAAGAGCTATCACTATACTTATAAAGACTCCCCATATCTTGATGCGGAGGAAATTGATAGGGTTAAGTTAACACTAGACCCACTAAAGTTTGCCAGAGAGTACACAGCTAGCTTTGAAGACTCTGGTAATACCGTGTTCTATACCTTCGACCGTAAAGAGCACCTCGACAAGACCATCCCTGACTTTGAGACTGATGAGGTTGTACACTGTGCAATCGACTTTAACATTGGTATTCAAGCAACAACCTTCTTCGCTATTAGGGGTAACCAAGTACAGATTATTGATGAAACACAAGGGCACCCTGATACAGAGGCGCTTGCTAGTTACATTAAGACTAAGTACAAGGGTCATAAACTCGTAGCGTATCCAGACCCCAGCGGCAAGGCTAGGAAAACTTCTGCTGCTGTTGGTGTCACTGACTTCTCTATTCTACAAGCTGCCGGTATCCAAGTGAGGGCTCATCAAAAGGCCCCTCCTATTATTGATTCTGTAGCGGCTGTCAATAAGAAGTTTAAGAATGCTGCTGGTCACATTGATATGATGATTCACCCTCGCTGTATTAACTTAATTAAGTCTATTGAGCGTACACAGTGGGTTGAGTCTAACCCTAACCTTGCGACTATCTGCAAGAAGGAAGGTGTTGAACACTGGTCCGATGGCCTACGTTATGCCATTGAGTATCTTTACCCAGTCAGGTCAGGTGCCAAGGTCTCTGTAAAGGGCTTTGGGTTCTAGTATTAAAGAATATTCACGACGAAACTTTTAATAGAGTAGGAATTCGTTAAAAATAAATAATAGTTAATTAAGGAGA